CAATAATCCCTGACTTTACCCTGAACCCAATGTTCGCAATCAATACAAATTAAGAGTCTTTCTTGCGCAAGTTTGCTTTCTTCTTCTGTTGGATTCATAGAAGCTGCATACGATAGGAATATTTCTTTTAACTTGTTCATACGAATAAATTGGTATAATCGGAATGGTTGCCCCAGTAATTATGAGTTAAAGATAAATTATCTTTTCGATATATTGAGTTATGGCTGGTAAAATGTACGCCATGGTTGATATGGATAGCTTGATTTTGGCTTCTCCACTGGATCCGATTGATTGTTTGATTTTCAATCATACCGCTGTTCGTTTTTAGAGCATTGGGTAAAATTGACAAGCAATGTTCAATGGCATCTTCAAATCTCATGGTCATTTGGTGGAACGGCTCATCATCTTGACCTCTCTCTTGCCAGCCATTGATACAAAGGCCGCCATAGTTCATGTTGGTAAGCACGCTACCTCTCTCAAATTCAGGGAAATCAAAGTACCCTTCTGGATACATTACATCATGCTCTAAAAAAGAAACGTAATCATATTCGCCAGTTTCTTGTGCAGCGTAAAGACATTGCATAATTTGGAGCAACTGGTTAAGGTGCGACTGCGACTGATACCAGCTTCTAACTTGGTAGAATGGATTTTCTGGCATAGGCTCCCACATACAAGTTACAATGTCTGCTACCCCCTCACTTGCTTGCTTAATAGTATTTAACGAGCGGTAGATTGAAGGCCATATCTTTTTGTTATTGTTATTGGAATAGAATATGCCTAATTTCTTACTTTTAGACTTTGGGTATACAAATACACTACCTTCCCTGACGCTGAAAATATTGCCGTCTATATCCAATTCCAAATATTTGACCTCCCCAACGGCCGGATCGCCTATAATATCATTATTAGCCCTTACTACCAGCTTATCTGATACTACTTTATCCTTAACTAATTGAGTACAATCTTGGCCTCCGTATGTTGCTTTATTTATAATCATATTATCTTTTTGCGTGCATTATGCCCATTTGATTAATGTCTGTACAGAACCAACCAAATTGATTAGTTGCAAATATCTCAAATCCTAATTCAGTTAATTTCTTTTCAAGTATCTCTTTGCAGGTAGGGTTATGGTACTCAACCGCTATTTCTTCAACTGATTCAAATTGCTCAGCAGTAATATCCTTCATGTGTTGCTCATGGCCTTCTATATCCATTTTGATTAGTTGTGGCTTATGCTCTGTAATCAAGCTAACTAGATCATCAAAGTTTGAAATAGTTTTACAAACAAAAGTATGGTCAGGGAAAGTCAGATTTAACTTTTCAATCTCTCCGCATGATGCATCTACACCAATTATTTTTTTTGCACCTCTATTTATAAAATATTGAGGAGTTGACTCAAATGGCTGGAACAACCACCCACAACCTAAATCTAAAACTACTTTACCTTCTACTTCTTTGATGTCGTTCCAATGTTCAAGTGGATTTTCCGACTCTACTACTTTTGTTGTCATAATAAAACTGATTTTTTTGCTGTTTCTTGTATAATATCCCAATATTTTCTGCTTGCCGTCCCTTCTCTTATATCCAATGTTGCACTATAAGGCAACACGTTCATGTATTCTGCTTTGTAGAATAAGCCACCAGTTGAAGTGGTAACACCGGCATTGTGGAATATATTGAGCCTATCCCAATCCGCTTCGGTACTTGTACCCCATGAAAACTCTAATGCTGGGTGGCAAATAGTTTCTGCTCCACGCTTCCAGCCGTTCCATAACACCGCCCACATATCCGCACACCAAATCTGCAATTCATGATGACTTGGATCTGCTTGCTTCTTTTCGTTATTCAGTTGAGTTACCTCATGGAATAGTCTTTCGCAGTCTTTTTCAACGTCCGCCCAAAACCGCGCATTGACGCCTTTCATTAAATATTGCGCTCCGATTGAGTTTAGTTCATTGTCTTTTACCAGTGATTCTGGTATATCTACTATCTCACACATCTTATCCATTACGTCTTGGCCTTTGCCTAATATGTAACTATGGGCTATGTACCAGCGGCAGTCAGATCCATACCACTTGTCATCTTCAAGAAACTGCTCCCAGTTTATCTTTTTGGTAAAAGCTATGTCGCAATCATGATAAAGAACTGCCTCTTGCTCTATGTATTGATGCGCTGCAAAGTGCTGCTTTAAGATATTAGGACGTATTGAAGATATATAATGCGCAGTTTCTCTGGTATCAGAATAAAAAAAGAATCTTGCAGGATAATTGGCAGCCAGCTTGGTCCACTCCTCCGGAATAACATCATTTATTTTCCAACAAACAATATCTATCATATTAGGATTTATACCCATTTCAATAAAGTTATTTATCATAACTTCTACTTGCCATGCGTAATAAAGGGAAGTGGGTTGAGCGCAAATAAATCTTAGTTTCATGTGTTTTTTTTCCAAAGTTAACCGACTTAATTAAATTAAAAAATTATTTTTTAGTGCTTAACTATTAGCTGCTTCTTGTCTATGAATTTGTAGATAAACTCAGCTATGTGTCCTGATAACCATGCTCCAGCTTCATCATCTACAATACCTCTGTCACTTTTTATTATGTTTACCATGTGGTAATTTTCATGTGATAGGGTATTGTGGCTTAAATACTTTTGCTCTATAATCATGTAATAGACATCTATGTCTGGGGTGATAACTGTACCTTCTGCATCTCCTTCAAACATCTGCCCCATTTTATGCTTTTTGTATACTTTATTAGCTTCATTGATTAATGAATCTGTAATAATAAGTACCACCTTGCAACCATAGGTAGATATTTTTAATGTAGAAGTTAGTTTCATTGGTCATTATTTATTATTCTATTAATATACCAAACTGCCTTTTTTAAATCTTCCTTACCACCTTTTCTTTTCCATCTCCACAAATACTTTATAGCATTGCCAGTAGCAAATGCTTCATCTCCTTCCAACCCCTTTACTGCTTCCTCAATTGCGTCTATGCACTCTATCTTTCCGGCATTATAATGTGCTGGGTGGTCCACTTTAGATGATACGTCCTTCATGAATAGCTATATTATTTACCTTAAAATCTCCGTTCTTTTCTACTAAAATATGAGCAAATCCTAAATTGTGTTTGGTTCCATGTGGATCATAGTCCGGAGCCAGTGTACAAAGACAACCAACCGACCATGTACCAATGGTTTCTCCTTTCAATGTTTTCTCTACATGGTGGCTAGTGGTATGCACATGACCAATGATAGCATTTGATTTAACGCGAAGGAACAAACCTCTGGCTGCATTTACCGGAGCAAATACCCCACGAATCATTGTATGTCCATGATGCATCTGTAACTTGCCGGCCATTAAAACTACATGCTCCGCAAAGAACTTTACGCCCAACTCATCAAGCTTCATTCTTTGTGGCAAGTGGTAATACTCATCACTAAATAAGATTGGAGCCTTCTTTATTAAGTAGCGCTTAATCCACGCATCATGATTACCCTCAATCCAATAGAATTTGGCTTTTGGGAATTGGAACTTTAAATATTCTATAAATTGTTTTGCATACTGGAACCACGTTCTAACATCATCAAGGCCCGGCGGTGGCGCATCATGGCTTGTAAATGGAGTGTTATCCAATATATCACCTCCTAAAACAATGCAGTTTACATCATGCTTCTTACCATACTCAACGGCTAATTCAATAGCTTCATTGTCTTGGTTAGGTATGTGAACATCAGAAAGCCAAAGAATATTATTACACTCTTTGGGCAAAACCTGAAACTCTCTTTCCTTACAATTTGAAGGAGGTAGCTGCGGATTGTGTTCCATTATGTTTCTTGTTATTTTTTTATTTCTTACCCCAGCAGCTCCAGTTACCTGCCTAATCATCATTCTAGCTGATTCTGGATTATCAAACAAATGAGGATGCCTTTCAAATGCTATTTTTCCTAAATTAGATTTAGAACTATTAGGAAACTCTAATAAAAGCTCTCTAATTGCTTTATTCTTTACTGTTGGACCTGTGTGTTGATTTGCCATTACGCTAGTGTACTATGAAATAAATCAAATTTATCTTGCCTATCAGCCAAACCATGAGTCCCACCATTCACACGTTTTGTAACTGCCAACACTACATCATCACCATGACCTTTGTCGCATACGTCCCATAATTTATTCTTATGGAAGAAGAAGGCTGCTGATGTTAATGGATATTTGGTAGCCACTAAATCAGGATCGGCCATAATATCATCATCTACAAATTTATCAAACGCTGCGTAATTATCCTTACCAGTAAGCTGGATATAACCACGACCTCTGAACTTAAAACCATCTCCACTAGCTTCATCACCATTACCCATGCGGCTGCCATAAACTTTGTTGGCAATTTTTTCAGGTTGTCTTGCATATTTATTTGCTGCTTCTAAAGTTGGGAAATATTTAGGGAATATTTTACGAAGGCCATCAGCAGAGTAATTCAAGTTTTCTCTTAAAAACTTAAAGTTACCGCTTTCATGAGCGCATTGAGAAAGGAAATGAGATAATCTCAATGGACCATCAATACCAAATTTTTCAATGATTAAAGGGATTTCTTCCATTACGCTTGTTGGAAGTTTTTTAGATAACGCTTCTAATTTCATTTTAATTTATTTGAGAGTATAGAAATAAAGTTAGCATAGCAAACAGAACCGAATTAAGCCTATGTAGTTTTATTTCAAAATCTACTGCCTTTTCGTATTTTTCGTATATAGCTATGTTTTTATAATATCTATTGCGATAGTCGTTTAACGTATCAATCACAACTTTATTGCGCTGGGCAAGAGTATCTTTTAAAGTAAGTAAATCAATCCGCAAACTATCCCTTGTCTTGATGTTTGCCCTTAATAAGCTATCAATACGGGCCTCTCTTAATACAACTAAATTGCTCACGCTATCAAAAGCAGCGTTTATCTTTTCGCCTTCTGCTCTACTAATTACAATCTTTTCTTCGCCACCAATCTTCTTAACGTATTGGGCGAAGCTGAAACTTGGTACTATTAGTATCAACAGAATTAGCAGAATCCAATTTAGCCTTAACTTCATTTAGTTCTGTTTTTAATTCTTTAACTTCTTCTTTTAAGGTAACTATCGTTTCCACTGTTTTAGTTATTACCTTCTTATTATCTTCAGATGCCATCACTTGCACCGAATCACTTTGCGCTTGACTTTCTTTTACCTTGTCTTGCAACTCTTTGATCTTGTTGTCGGTTTTAGTTCCGCAACCTATCAATGCAACCAGTAATAAATAACGCATTACTTAAAGCTTTTAAGAGCTTTTAAATCCACCGCCATTTCTAAACGAGCCGTACTTGCTGCGTTGCTGCTATCACTTTTGCGCACCATTTCGTACAAAGCACCTATCTTTTCGTCCTGCTTATTGTTGT